GGGCCGCGCCATGTCTGTCAACATCCCTACCTGGTACGTCCAGCAGTACAACCAGAACATCCAGCAGCTGGTGCAGCAGAAGGTCACGCGCTTTCGTGCGGCCTGTATGACCGGCTCGCACGTTGGAGCCCTCGCAAGTCCCATCGATCAGATCGGCTTGGTCGAGATGCAGGATGTGGTCGGACGCTTCGCCCCCATGGGTCGGGTGGATTCGCTGACCGACAGACGCTGGCTCGCTCCCTTGGACGCTGACTTGCCGCAGCTGATCGACACGTTCGATAAGCTCAAGATCCTGACCGACCCGAACGGGATCTACGTCACGAACGCGGTAGCCGCGGCGAATCGCAAGTTCGACGACCGGATCGGGAACGCTTTCTTCGCGAGCGCTCAGACCGGGGTGACCGGGGGAACTTCGACCGTCTTCGATGCCACCAACCAGGTGGTCGGGGTGAACGTCGGGGGCACGGCTTCGGGGCTGAACGTCGCGAAGCTCGAACGCGGTCGCAGGATTCTGCTCTCCAACGAAGTCGCGCTGGAGGATGAGCCGATCTTCGTCGGCATCACCGCGATCGATCACGAGTCCCTCCTGAATGAGATCCAGGTGATCTCGCTCGACTTCAATCGCGAAGTGGCTTACGACGCGAATGGCATCATCAAATCCTGGCGAGGTTTCAACTTCATCCATTCCGAGAGATCGTGGATCACGACCACTGCGACGGATGATCAGTCCGGGCAGTCCCGGCAGTTGCCGATGTGGGTAAAGAGCGGGATGTATCTGGGGGTGTGGAACGAGATCGAGACCGCGGTGGACATTCGCGCGGACATTCAGGGCCGACCCTGGCAGGCGTACACGAAGATGAGCGCCAACTCGACGCGGCTCGAGGAAAAACGTGTCGTAAAGCTCTGGAGCCGCTGAGCCGATGATTTCCTACTGAATTTCGGAGTACTGCCATGGCGATCGACCTGACGCTGAAGTCCACCGCGATCACGAGCCGCGAAGCAAGCCCGCGTGTAGCGGTCAATCCGGGAGCCGGAGCGCCCGGTGTCATGCGCACCGTGTACGGCTACATCGCCTCCGTCACCGCATCTCTCTCGGCGACTTCCGTGATTCGCTTGTGCGAAGTGCCTTCGAATGCGATCGTGCAGTCGGTGAAGGTGACGAGTGGCGCCCAGACGGCGGGCAAGTTCAACATCGGGGTGTACCGCAAGAACGCGGACGGGGGACTCGTGGCCTTCACGAGCTCGGATGCGTTCTTCACGACCGATCTTGACTGTGCGGCGGCGGTGATCGATCAGGAATGCGTGATGAAGGCGACTTCCGCCAATACGCTGGTGAAGCGCAATCAGCCGCTGTGGCAGGCGATCGGCATGGCGGCGGACCCCAAGACCGGGCTGGACATCTGCGCGACCGTTCACACGACCGATGTCACGACCGGCACGGGGGCCTTGGGCGCACTCGTGCAGTTCACGGTCTAGGAGCAGCGCACATCGCTTCCAGGTTCTACGGGGTGAACGTCGGGGCGATGCAGCCCAAGGACGTGACGGAGGCGGCCTCGACCAATTCCACCGCGGTCGAGCTGCAGGTGGATCTGTCCAAGGTCACCGACAAGCTGCAGGTCATCCAGGCGCTCACCTCCATCCTGAGCTATCTCGAGACCGTCGAAGGCAATCCGATCGGGTAGACCATGGCGATTCGTACGCCGACAGTCGTGTATCAGCTGGACGGCAACGTGAACCTCGCGCGTGCCGTGTGGACGGGCTTGCTCAACGGGGACACCGGAGCTCCGGTGGAAATGGGCGACTGGGCTGACCGGACGGTGCAGATCACCGGAACTTTCGGGGTCGGGGGATCCATCAACATCGAGGGCAGCTGCGACCTGTCGAGCGAGACGCCCACGTATTTCATCCTCTCCGATCCGCAGGGTAACGCGATCACCAAGACTGCGGCCGCGGGTGAGGTGTTCGAGGAGTCCCCCTTGCTGATCCGCCCCAACGTGACTGCGGGAGATGGCACGACGAGCCTCACCGTGAAAATGGTTTGCCGCAGGAACCGCTCGTGAACGACTCCACGATGACGCTCTCGGAAGCCCAGGCGGAGGCGGCCAAGTGGGGCAATCTCATCCGGGCGTTGAGCCGGCTTCAGGAAGCCGCCGAGACGATCGGGCAACTGGATCGCAACCGTGCGGAACGTCAGGCCCAGGTCGATCAACTGGGCGAAGAAATCTCAATGGCGAATGAGCATCTGACCGAGCTTCAGCGAGCCGTTACGGAGGCTGAAGCCCGCGCCATTGAGATTCTGGACGAAGCCCGTACGGGGGCGAATGAACTGCTCTCACGAGCTCAGACGCAGGCCGATCAGCTCCTGGCTGATGCACGGGCGAAGGCGGATCAGGCGGAAGCGGACTTCGAGGCGACGCGCTCCGAAATCCAGGCTCTGCAGAGCCAGCGTGCGCAGACGGAAGGGGCCGTCTCGACAGCGCAAGCCCGTCTCGCGGCCGCTCGGGCTGCGGCTCGCGCCGTGATCGAAGAGTAACCCGTGCCCGCGAACGTCATCCTTAACCCTGGCGCTGGCGGGGCGACGCTTGCGACCGATCAAGTCGGCGGGGTCGACTATCAGAAGGTCAAGATCACCTTTTCCACCGATGGGGCCGCACCGGTTTCGGTAGACGCGGCCAACGGGCTCCCGGTATCGATAGCCTCGCTTCCCTTGCCTGCCGGTGCTGCGACATTGGCCGGACAGGCGGCGATCAACGCAACCCTCGGCACTCCCATGCAGCAGACCGGCGGGGCGGTCTCGGTCACGAACTTTCCGGCCACGCAACCGGTGAGCGGGACGGTAACGGCGAATCAGGGAACAGCGGCAGCGGTTAGTGGGGCCTGGCCGAGTCTCGTGACCGATGGCACGCGCACCGCGACAGTCAAAGCGGCGAGCACGGCTGCGGTGGCGGCTGACACGGCGCTCGTCGTGGCGATCAGCCCCAACAACAACTCGGGCGTCACGATCCCCCCGAGCATCACAGACAGCACCGCGACACCTCTTGCGGCCAATGCCTCGTTCACCGGAACCGCGAACCTCTTTGATAGCTGGAACGCCGGGAGCCTTCAGGTCTATAGCGATGCCAGTGGCTCACTCGCGTTGCAGTGGAGCACGGACGGGGTGAATTACGACTTCGTGCAGACCTTTCCGTACACGGGTGGAATCCCGATGGACATCGGACTCTATGGGCGCAGCCGCCGTCTGCGTATCGTCTATACCAATGGTCCAGCCGCCCAGGTCATTTTCCGTCTGCAGCTCCTCGTTCGTAATGTTTCTCCTGCGGGTGATGCAACTTCGCTGCGCGATCCCATCCCGAGCAACCTCATGGCGCAGGCGACGCGCTCGCAGCTCATCGGGCAGACCGACACGACCGGGAGCCTCTACGCACCGGTCAGCGTCAAGGCGGGCGGCGTGACGCCCATCCCACAGGATGGCGCTTTGGTGGTCGCCGAGCGCTCGGGGGCTTTGGCGATTCTCGTCGATCAGCAGGCCCAGATCCTTGCGGAGCTTCGCGCGATGAACCTTCAGCTTTCATCCCTTTCCGGCAACACCGTGGATGTCTCGACGTTCCTGTCCGAAATCACTGTGCAGTAGGGGCGTCAGATGGCACTTCCGATTTCAGTTCAAGTAGGCCCGCAGACGGTTGCGGACGGGGCTACCGCGACGGCGCGCGGTGGCAAGACAGCCGAAGTTATGGTCAGCGAACTGCACGGGCGGTTTTACGAGCAGGTCTATCGCGGCAACGTCTATGGCAACGGTACGCTTGCCCTCACGGCCCTTAGCGCCAATACCATCACACTGACTGCGAGCACGACGCCGATTCTGGGGGTCTGGAATCCAGCCAGTTCGCTCGTCAATCTCGTGATTTTACAAGCGACGCTCAATGCCGGGATCAACAATACTGCGTCCGTGGGTCCGGGGGCTTTTGTTTGGGCGAGTTCCAATGGCAATGCTGCCCTCACCCTCGGCACGGCGCCCTTCAATCACAAGACCCTCACGGCGGCGGGCTCGGCAGCTAAGGGACTTGCGTTCATCGCGCTCACTGGATTGACCAACAATCTCGTCGTGCAGGAATCGGCCGATTTCCCGAGTCCAACTATCATCACGACGACGGCCATACCGACCACGGTCACAACGCCCAGCGTTTCCTATACACAGAATGTCGATGGCTCGTTCGTCGTGCCACCGGGTGGGGTGTTGGCACTGCTGAACACGGTCTCGACCACGACTGTGAGTGTTACGGGTCGGCTTCTGTGGGAGGAGGTTGGACTCTGATGGCTCTCAAGCCTTGGTGCTGGTGGTCTCTCGGTGTTGTTGGAGATGGTACTTCCACATCGGTGACCTTCAATCTGCTGACGGATCCATTTGTGTTGGGTGCTGCTGCGGCTCCCGGAGGTCAGACTGCGTTAGCTCTCACCTTTACAGTGGGGTTATCCAACTTACCTTCGGCTATCACGGTCGATTCCTGCAGCGATGGGCAAACGGTCACGCCCACACTTGGGGCACTGGGAAGCATCACTTTCTCGTGGCCGGTTGCGGTTCCAGCCGGCACACACGTTTCCATGTACGGGCATTTGGAATTCTGATGCTCGCCTGGCTCATGGTAATGGGCTTCGCCGCGCGCTCAACTTCGCAGCCCGCCACGACGGGGAGTGAATTCATCATCCGGTGCCGGCGGCGCGGCCGGCGTTGAAAGTGTCGCTCGCGGGTCCAAGGCTATCGCGAATAGCCTGGAGCCCCCATGACCAGTGAAGTCAGCATTGCCAATCGCGCCCTCACCCTCCTGGGCGCCGATCTCATCATCGCGCTCACGGACGACAACAACCGCGGGCGCACCATGAACGCGAATTATGCGGCCATCCGGGATGCCGAGCTCGACCGGCACCGCTGGCGGTTCTCCATTGCTCGTGCAGTCCTACCGGCAGATGCCGCCAAGCCTGCTTTTGGTTTCGGCAACCAGTACCAGGTGCCGAGTGATTTCCTGAAACTCATCGAGGGCGGGGACCTCACCACGGGGGCGGATCTGACGGACTACCGCACCGGCTCGTCCGCCTTGTGGTCGCGCGAGGGAACGAAGATCCTCACCAATCTCGGCTCACCGCTTCACATCCGCTACATCGCCCGCGTCATCGATCCTTCGCTTTACAGTGCTTCGTTCTCAGAAGCCTTCGCCGCACGACTTGCGGACGAGTGCTGCGAGCGGATCACCCAGTCTGACTCCAAGCGCCAGATCTGCATGCTCGCGTACAAGCGCGCGATCCGCGAAGCGGTTCAGTCCAATGCGCTGGAGGTGCCGGCGGAATCGCCAGCTGATGGTGAATGGATTACCGCACGCGCGCAGTGAAATAGATGCGCGCCTCACCGATCCTCAATGCCCTGAACGCTGGCGAGTTATCGCCGAACATCGATGGGCGCACGGACCTTCAGAAGTACTTCTCCGGCGCCAAGCGCATGGAGAACTTTTTGCCCTTGGTGCAGGGACCGGCACAGCGCCGCGGCGGCTCGCGCTACGTGGCGGAGGTCAAGACTTCAGCCAACCGCAGTTGGGTGCTGAAATTCGAGTTCTCCGCGACTCAAGCCTACAACTTGGAGTTCGGCGATCAGTACGTACGCTTCTACGTCAACCGTGGCGTGTTGCTGGTCTCAGGGGTCGCGGCTTACAACAACGCGACCAACTACGTGTTGGGGGATCTCGTCAGTTCTGCCGGCATCAACTACTACTGCAAGGCCGCGACCGTTGGCAACGCCCCACCGAATGCGACGTACTGGTATCCGCTCACCGGTTCGATCTACGAGATTCCCTCGCCCTACGCTTTAGCTGATCTCACCAACACCGACGGAACCTGTGCGCTCAAGATCGAGCAATCAGGAGACGTGCTCTACATCGCGAACCAGAAGCGCACCTATGTGCCGCGAAAACTCACCCGCATGGGCACGACCAACTGGCAGTTCTCGGTCTATCAGCCCAACCAGGGCCCGTTCCTCGAGAAGAACTCGACCTCCGCTACCACGATCTATGCCTCTGCTTCTACAGGCGCCGTGACACTCACCGCTTCCGCTGCGCTGTTCGCGGCAACTGATGTCGGGCGTTTGGTGCGTCTTCAGGTCCAGGACCTCAACATCAACAACTGGGAAGCCACTCACGTCGCCTATGTCATCGGGAATCTCGTGCGTTTCGATGGCAAGACCTATGCGGCGGTTAACAACGCGACCTCGGGATCCGTCCCACCGACCCACGAACAAGGCAATGCCTATGACGGTCAAACGGGCGGCTCGGTCCTGTGGGCGTATCAAGATTCCGGTTACGGCATCGCGCGCATTACCGCGTTCACTTCCTCGACCGTGGTCACGGCGAGCGTGGTTGTTGATGAACTGAACGGGTTGAATCAGCTTCCGGCGAATGTCGTCGGAGCTCCGAACGCCACCAAGCGCTGGTCACTCGGGGCCTGGTCGGCGACGACGGAATATCCGGCGGTGGTGAGGTTCTTCCGCAATCGCCTGTGGTGGGGTGGAAAACTTCGTTTCTGGGGCACGGTCCCGAATGACTACGAGAACATGACCGGTGACTTGTTCGGTCAGGTGACGACCGATTGCGCCATGTGGTTACAACTCACCGCCCAGGACGTGAACGACATCCTCTTCATGCAGGCTGCCCAGCGATTGGTGATCGGTACCGGCGGGGGAGAGTTCACGTTCGGGGAGAACACCACCACCGCGGCCTTGGGCCCGGCGAATTACCGCATCGATCCTGCGACCAAGAAACGGGTGCGGGCAGTACCCCCTCTCACGGTAGGTAATTCCATTCTCTACGTCCAACGTGCGGGCCGAAAATTGCAGTCGCTGGATTATCAGATTCAGAACGACTCCTTCGTCTCGACTGATCTGGCCGTGCTGTCGGATCTGATGACCCGTACCGGCATCATCGACATGGCCTATCAGGGGGAACCGTATTCGATCATCTGGTGCGTGCTCTCTAACGGCAAACTCATCGGCTTCACGTACGACAAGGATCAGGACGTGACCGGCTGGCACCGTCACCCGATCGGGGGAAACGGATTCGTGGAGTCGGTGGTGGTGAGTCCGACGCCTGATGGCGCACGCGATGAGGTGTGGATCCAAGTCAAGCGCACGATCAACGGAGTGACGAAGCGTTACGTCGAGTACATCGAGCGGCCCTGGGAATCGGCGGATGAGGACGGCACGGGAGGGGATCCGGCTTCCGCCGCCTTCTACGTCGATGCGGGCCTCACCTACAGCGGGGCTTCGGCCACGGTCATCAGCGGCCTCGATCACCTGGAAGGTCAGACGGTTCAGGTGCTGGTGGATGGCTCGACCCAGCCTGACAAAGTGGTCACGGGAGGCGCCATCACGCTCGATCGGGCCGGGTCGGTCGTGAATGTGGGTCTGCAATCCACCGCGCGGATCGTCACCATGCGCCTTGAAGCAGGCAGTGCGGACGGAACGAGCCAGGGGAAACTCAAGCGTATCGACAAGCTCGTCGTGAGGTTTTTGGATACCGCGATGGGCAAGTGCGGACTCTACGGCGGGAAACTCGATGACTTCTTCCTGCGTACGCCGGCAACTCCGATGGGCGCTCCTGAGCCCTTCCGCTCGACCGACATCACGATCGACTTTCCGGGGGACTACGAGCAGGCCGCGCAGATCGAGATTCGCCAGGAGAAGCCTGTTCCGATGACGATTGCAGCGATTATGCCGCGGCTCAAAACTTACCCATGACCTTCGAGCCTTTCAAGCCCTGGCATCTCCTTGCGTTGGATCCGCTGGGCTTGCCTGAATCCGTCGGCACGTTCGTACATGTCGGTTACGGAGAGGCGCTTGCTTCTCGAGGACCGGCATACACGGCGTGGGCGGATGAGCACATTCTGCTATGCGGTGGCATCGCGCGCGATGATCACCAACAAGGCTGGCTGTGGTCGTTCGTCGCGCCGGTGGCGAGTCGGCATTTCCTCACGCTCCATCGCTACGTCGTGCGGTTCCTCTCGGTGTATCCGATGCCGCTCAAAGCCACGACGGAAAAGCGACTCGCGGTGAGTTGTCGCTGGCTGGGGTTGCTTGGCTTCGAGCGCACGCAGGATGAATGGCCGGCCTTCATTCCCGGTGGGTCGGATCACTACGTGTACCGGAGAGGGTAGATGTCAGCAGCACTTCCCTTTCTCGTCTCCGGCGCCGGCTCGCTCGTGCAGGGGCAGGATGCCAACACCGCGGGAAATTACAACGCCCGCATGCTGGCCATGCAGGCGCACACCGCGCAATCGCAAGCTCTTGCGGATGAGCAGACGCAGCGCCGGCAGGCGCGGGAAGTCTTGGGCGAGCAGGCGGCATCCTTGGCTCAGGCCGGAGGTGGGTACGGTGGAACGACGGCGGGCGTGATCGACCAGTCGGCGGTCAACGCAGAGCTCGACGCGCTGAACATCCGCTATGGCGGGACGATGAAGGCGAGCGGGCTACTCGCTCAGGCCGCAGCTGCACGCTATGCAGGAAAGGCCGGTCGCACGCAATCCTACTTCCTTGCGGGCTCGGATCTTCTGAAGGGCTACGCTGCGAAAAAGGTTGCCTAGTGGCTCAAATTCCCACGTACGACCAGCGCACGAATGTCTCGGGTGCAGGACTCGGGGCTGGACCTGATTTGCCGGCGAGCAGCGGAGTCGGTGAGGGCTTGCAGGATGTCGGCTCCGGCATCCAGTCGGTCGTCAAGGCAATTGATGTCGTTCAGGAACGCGACGCGGCGACCGCGGCGCTCCAGACCCTTTCTCAGACCCAATCGCAGGAAGCACAGAATCTGGAGGACCAACAACTCAAGGCCGCACCGGGAGCGCCGAACTTCACGCCCAATTTTCTCAGGGACTTCGATACGCGCTCCAAGCTGATCGTCCAAAGCGCCCAAACCCGAGAGTCCAAGCAGTTCATGCAGGAGCGCATGTTGGCTCTGCGTGCGGAACTGGAGCACAAAGCAAGATATTTCGAGGCGGCATCCCGAGCACAGAACAATGTCTCGGTGGGCGAGAAAGCGGTGGATTCGGCTGCGAATGAGCTGGTCAACAATCCGATGCTCTTTACTCAACGCCTGGCGGAACGCAACGCGCTCTTTGATGCGATGCCACTTGAGCCCGCCACGCGGCAGAAGCTGAAGGATTACGCGCAAAGCGAGATGGCGAAGTACTCTGTCATCGGTCGCATCAACCTCGACCCCACCCGCATGCTCATTGAACTGAAGGCTGGGGATTCAACCGATCCGGCCGTCAAAGCCCTCACCCCCGATCAGCGGCTGGAGCTCGAACAGCGAGCCAAGATCACCATCAGCGCGCAGTACACGGACCTGGAGCACGCACGGGAACTCGCAAAGCAACAGCTGGAAGACCGCCAGAAGGTCACGCAGAACCAGTTGCTGCAGAAGATGAACGGAGGGCAGCTCTCCGCCAATGAGGTGTTGAATTCTAACTTGAATCCCTTCGGCTCTGGCTCGAAGGATGAGTTCATCAACATGCTGAAAGCCAAGGCGGTGAAGACCGATCCGGCCTTGTTCAACGAGCTTTTCGCCCGCGCTCATTTGCCTGACGGGAGTCCGGGCAAGATCGTGGACGAGAATCAGTTGAATTCTTACGTGATTGATCAGCGGCTCAACATCGAGGACTTAAGCAAACTCCGGGGAGAGATTTCCGGCAACAAGACCACTGACGGTGAATCGGAATCGAAGCTCAAGAACGGGCTCTTTGAGGTCGCCAAGTCCACTCTCACGCGCAGCAATCCGCTGATCGGCTTACGTGACCCGATAGGCGATGAGAACGTGCAGCGCTTCACCTCCTGGTTCATGGGGGAATACGCCAAGCAGCGCCAGGCGGGGAAAAGTCCGCAGCAGCTCTTGGATCCTGAGAGCCCGGACTATCTGGGCAAGAGACTCAAGAGCTATGTCCGTACTCCTCAGCAGATCATGCAGAGCACGCTCGAATCAGCGACCCAGGCGCCGGCCACGAATGCTGTTCCCCGCAAAGTCGGGGAGTCCGCGGCTGACTATCTGGCACGGACGGGGCAGTGAGCGGCCAGGATCAGTTGAGCGCCCTGCAATCGGCCGGCTATTCCTCGGCCGAGATCAGTTCCTACCAGGCCACCCGCTCTGCCGCCTTGCTGAACGGGGGGTTTTCGCAGGATGAGGTCGCGCAATACTGGGGAACCCCGCCGTTCGATTCTGGTGCAGTGCGGGATCACTTCGCGAAGAACTTGAAGGCCGCCGGCCCGCAGTTGTCCTTCGGGGATTACCTCGATGCGGGCTGGCAGATGTCGGTCACCGGGCTCATCAAGCGCCAGAAGATGCCCGACGTGCTGACGCCCCAGGATGCCCCGCTGTGGGGCCGTATAGCCTCCCAGGTCGCTCAGACGGCCGGGGACTTGCCCGCCATGCTCACTGGAGCTTGGGCGGGTGGTGAGGCTGGTGGGCTCGCTGGAGGGCTCACAGGGGCTGCCGTGGGCTCCATCGTCCCGGTGGCCGGTACCGCGGCGGGAGCGGCGGTAGGGACTGTGGCAGGGGGGGTAGTGGGGGGTGGCTATGGGGCCTTTGCGCTCCCGGCCTTCCTGCGCCGGGTCATGGTGGATTCCTACACGAAGGGCTCGGTCAAGAGCGCATCCGACTTCTGGGGCCGGACCGCCGCGGCGTTCCTGGACGCCCATCATGCCGGGGAGATCGGGGCGCTGACGGCTGGGGTCGGGCGGGTCGTGGGGGCTGCAGCCGCTCCGGTCATGAGTCCTGTGATCGCGCGTACTACCCAGGCAGCCTCCGAGATCACGACCATGGTCACGGCCGGCAAAGCCCTGCAGGGCCAGCTCCCCGAACCGCAGGACTTTGTGGAAGCGGCCATCCTGGTCGGGGCGCTGCACGCCTCCGGGATCGGGGCGAGTTTCGCCAAGGACCAGGCCTCCCGGCTCGCTCGCAAGATCGGGGACACGTATGCGGCGACTGGAGTGCGCCCCGATGAGGTCGCGGCTGACGCCGCGGTGGATCCCACGATCCGTCAGGACATCGCGAGCGATAATGTCGAGATCCCGGCCAAGTATGCCGCGGCGGCGGATGCGTCCGTACTGCCGCCCAAGCCAGTAGAGGTCATCGCACCTAAGCCGATGCAGGAGCAGGCGACCGCGGTTGAGGGCTCTACGCCCAATACGCTCGCGATCAAGCCGGAAGAGGTTACGGCGAAACCCACGGAAGAACCACCGGCAGCCGAGCCTGGAAATACCGCACAGGACCAAGTGCTGGAGCGGATCTCACTGAGTGAGCCGGCAAAGAAGGCCACGACACTGGATCAGGTCTACACCGCACTTGTGGATGACCTTCACCCCCTGAAGCAGCTGACGCAGCTCCTGGCCGGCGAGAAGCCGCTGGAGATCAAGGACGACCCCTACCTCCTGGCTCGACTCACGCGAGGCTCCACCGGCAAGGCCGATCACTTCCTGGAATATTCGCCCTTCGAGTTCAAATCGTTCAAGAACGTCGGGGAACCGCTGTCAAAGATCCTAGAACCGGTGAAGCAGGATCTGCAGGGGTTGCGTGCCTATGCAGTTTCACGCCGAGCACTGGAGCTGGAAGCGCGCGGGATCAAGACCGGGGTTCCACTGGAGGCGGCTCAGGAGACTGTCGCGCAGGGCAAGCCGTACGAGAAGACTTTCGAGCAGCTGAAGACCTATCAGACCCACACGCTCGAATACCTGCGCGATTCGGGGATTCTCTCGGACAAAGGCTTCCAGAAGATGCAGGAGGCGAATCAGGACTATGTGCCGTTCTATCGCCTGATGGACGAGCAGGGAGGACCGAACGGGCCCGGCAAGGGTCTCTCGGTACGCTCCCCGATCAAGAAGATCGCAGGCTCAACCCGCCAGATCGTGGATCCCCTGGAATCGATCATCAAGAACACGTATCTCTACGTGCAGCTGGCCGAGCGTAACCGCGCACTCTCCGCGCTCGCTGACCTGGCCGATTCGGCAGGGAAAGCTGGGAAAGAAGTGATGATGCGCGTGACCTCGGAGGCACGCCCGGTCAAGGATGCGGAAGCCACACAGTTCATGAAAGAGAACGGCGTGGAGTCACCCGAGGCTCTGCAAATCTTTAGGCCCAAGACGATGGGCTTGCGCAACGATGAGATCGCGCTCTATCGCGATGGCGTGCGTGAGGTCTACCAAGTCTCCCCTGATGTCGCGACCGCGGTCAGGGCACTGGATCAGCAGTCCGTGGGACTGGCAGTCAAGATGATGCGGGCTCCAGCTCGCTGGTTGCGAGCGGGAACCACGATTGCGCCGGACTTCACCGCGCGAAACTTCATCCGCGATCAGCTCACCGCGTTCAACTTAGGCCAACTCGGCTTTCAACCCGTCATCGACAGCATTCGGGGACTGGGGTCGCTATTCGCGAAGGACGCGGACTATCAGAATTTCTTGAAGTCAGGCGGGGCGAATTCCGCCATGGTCGCGATCGATCGCGACTACATCGAGCAGAACATCTTCAAGCTCGAACGCGATACCGGGTTGATGAGCAAAGCCTGGAACGTAGTGAAAAGCCCGCTGGAAATGCTGCGGGTGGTCTCTGAACTCGTGGAGAACTCGACACGGTTGGGCGAGTACAAGCGTCTGACGCAAGGAAAGGTTGATCCGCAATCGATCATGCAAGGTGGCATGAGCGCGCGCGAGGTAACGCTGGACTTCCAGCGCATCGGGGCACAGACCCGATCGCTCAACATGATCATCGCGTTCTGGAATGCCAGCGTGCAGGGACTGGACAAGACCGTGCGGGCTTTCAAAGACAAACCGATGGAAACTTCACTGAAGCTCGGGTTGTCGGTGACGTTGCCCTCGGTGCTCTTGTGGCTGCACAACAAGGATGACCCGCGGTGGGGAGAAATCCCGAACTGGCAGAAGAACCTGTTCTGGATCGTGATGACCAAGGATCACATCTACCGGATCCCAAAACCGATGGAGCTCGGCATCATCTTTGGAAGTCTGCCGGAGAGAGTCCTGGAGGCTTACCACGGTGCCAACCCGCAGGCGTTCAAGGATCTGGGTTCCTCGCTCCTCCAGGCTATGACGCCGAGCTACGTCCCGACGTTCCTCGTGCCGGTGGTGGAACAGTTTGCGAACCGTTCCACCTTCACGGGTAACCCCATCGTCCCTGCGTCCATGGAGGGCATCTTGCCGGAGTACCAATACACCGACTACACCAGCGAGTCGGGGAAACTGTTGGGTAAATTCGCCGCGACGATGCCGGGGCTGAAGGACACCTCGTTCTCATCCCCGGCGGTGATCGAAAACTACATCCGTGCGTGGTCGGGGACACTGGGGATGTATGCGTTGAAACTGGCCGATCAAGCGCTGATCTCCACCGGCACGGTCCCGGATCCGGTGAAACCGGCTTCCACGCTGGCGGACATTCCGGTCATCAAGGCTTTCGTAATCCGTTACCCGTCCGCGGGCGCACAGTCGATCCAGGACTTCTACGACGCGTATGAGAAAACCAACACTAGGCTGAACACGATCAAGTTCCTCGCCCACAGCGGGGATGTTAAATCGGCGCTGGATCTGATGAAGGTGCAGCAGAGCGAGAACGACATGTTCCTTCTCACCGGGATTAAGGAGGCGCTTGCGACGCAGACCAAGTACGTGCGCCTGGTGAATCAGAATCCACAGATCACACCGAGCGAGAAGCGCCAACTCATCGATGGGGTGTACTACATGATGATCCAGTCCGCCAAGCAGGGGAATGAGCTGATGAACCAGGTTCACTCCCGGCTCAAGGAGCGCGGAGTTCCTATGGAATCCACGGCCAGCCTGCAGTGAAGCGTTGATGACCGAGAAACACCATCCCGCCTCCAGTAAGGCTGCCAGGACGCGTACGACGCGCGCCATGCGGCATCAGGAGAAGATCGTGGTAGCCGAGAGGACCACACAGCCGCGCCGCTCTACGCAGCCCACGGGCTTTGTGCGCGGCGCGCGGGTACGTCAGCGTTGAAAGTGTCGCTCATGATTCGGATATTTCGCCCATGACTATTACAGCCTCTCCCTCAGAGCAGTCCTACGCGGCAGATGGCATCTCGATCGTCTTCGCGATCCCGTTTCCCTTCGATACTGCGGCGGACCTGAAGCTCACGAGCACGGACGCGAGCGGCAACATCCTCACCCTCACGACGGGCTTTACGATCTCAGGCGGAGCGGGCTCGACCGGCAATGCCACGTTCCTCGTGGCTCCGGCTTTAGGGCTCACGATCACCATCTACGACAACCCCGCCCTCACCCAGCCGACCGACTACGTGTCCCTCGATGCTTTCCCGGCCGAGTCCCACGAGCGGGCACTGGATCGGGTGACCCGCATTGCCAAGCGCCTGTATCAGCTCGTGCAGCGCTCAGTGCGGTTCCCGGATGGGGATGTGAGCACGGACGGGGTCCTGGGTTCAGTCGCCAATCGCAAGGGGAAATATCTTTTCTTCAACGCCGTGACGGGTGCAATTGAGTACGCGGTAAACATCGTCACGACGACGCTCTCACAGTCGATCATCGGGCAACTCCTCAATCCGCAGACTCTTGCTGAAAGCAATGCGGCGGTGACGCCGATCAATTATTTCCGCAGAGAGGGAAACGTCCTGCGCTACGGTACGAACGTCACGCCGGGCACCACAGACATGATGGCGGCGATCCAAGCCGCACTCAACCAAGCCGCTCAACCGACGGGCGCCTCGGCCTATCTGCCGGCCGGCACCTATCTCGACACCGCTCAGCTCACCATCGGCTCCAACGTGCGGTTCTATGGTGACGGATCGTCCTCGATCATCAACTTCTCCAGCACTGCGGCGGCGGATGGGCTTGTCGGCAGCAATGTCACCAACAGCTCCGTCACGGATATCAAGTTCAACCAGACCGGCGTCATTGCGGCCGCAAACTACTTCGGCCTCGTGGCGTTTCGTGCCGGCTCAAGCTTCTGCAAGATCGAGCGCTGCGAGATCACGAATCACTACACGCAAGGCATCGTTCTCAACGGCACCTCGAACTGCCGGGTCGTGGCGAACTACGTTCACGCGGCCAATGCTGCGGCGAACGGCTTTCAAGACTCAAGCGATATCCGTGTGGATGCCACGAACACCAACGGCAGCACTGAGAACATCGTCGAATCCAATTACTGCTTCGGCACCAATACCTGGTTCGGCATCGGCATGGAGGCGAGCACGAACCCGAACCTCTTGCTCTCGAAAAACCTCATCGCGCACAACCGCATTGGCCAGCACGTCGGATACGGCATCCTTGCGTACACGCACACCGCTGGCGACACGTATGACGAGATTAGCGATAACTACGTCGAGAATATCCAGGGAACTGCGAATGGCGGCACCAGTGGAAATGGAATCTATGTCGCTCTGATGACCGGCGTCACGGTAGCCAACAACATCGTCGTGAACTGCTGCGTGGCCTCCTCTAGCATTTTTACTCAAGCTGGAATCAGTATCAACACTGCCGCATCCGGGGCTCCCAATTCCATTGTGGGTAATCAGATCCTGGATATGGCGCAAGGCAATGCGAGCGGCATCAACATCTGCGGGATTCGCATAGATCTCACGCCCCCTGGCTCTTCCATCACCGGCAATACGATCAGTCAGCAAGTAACTCCGAGCGGGCTCACGATCGGCATTCACATTCCTGGAGGAAATTCCGGGCTCACCATCACCGGCAATACGCTGAACATTCTCAACACACTGGCCGGTACCCGCGGGATCTTTCTCTTCGCCGTCGGGGCCAATATCTCGAACATCACGGTCAACGGCAATACGGGGCTGGGGTGCTCGAGCCGCGGGATCAGCTGCGAACAGTCGGGGGGCTTCACGGTCTCTAATATCACGATCAACGGCAATACTGTTCAAGGCGGCAGTGCCGCTTCCATCCCGATCAATGTCGGCAACAGCGTGAACGGCTCGGTGACGGGAAACACCGCTCTTGCGACCACGGTGGCGGCGCTCAATGTCAGCGCTTCGACCGGCATCACTTACACCGGCAACCGCCTCTCTACGACCGGCACCAACGCGGTCACGACGACTGGGGCTTGCACGGGGAGCCTGTTCGATGCGTCGAACCTACTCACGGGGGCTGTGAGCAATGCGGCTACGGGCTTTACCATCCGTCAGTCTGGGATCGTGATGGTCGCTTACAGCGCGAGCATGACCTTCGATGCAGCGGCCGGGAATGAGTTCGACATCACGGCGACCAACAACACGGCGTTCACGATCAACGCTCCTACGAATCCCACGACCGACTGCCGGATCACGGTGAAAATCCGCAACACGTCCGGTGGCGCGCTCGGTGCCGTGACGTGGAATGCGGTTTTCAAGATGTCGGCATGGACATCGCCAGCTACGGCATTCAGTCGCAGCATTGACTTCACGTACGACTCGGCAAATTGGATCCAAGTCGCACAGACCGGCGTGGATGTGCCGAATTAGTCATGGCTGACCCGTCCGACTCCGCGATCCTCGACACGCGCTTTCCAGGCTTAGCGTGGATGCCGCGCTGGACGCGCAAATACTGGACGCCGAGCACGGCGCTCGCATTTGCCGTTTTCATATTCAGTGCGGGCACTTGGTGGGGCACCTACAAGACCGCGCCCGATGTGCAGGGGCTGCACCGCGATCTTTCGGTGATTACTACGGCGATGCGAGATGAATGCGTGAAGCACTGCCTGCTAAAAAAGGAAGATCTCACTTTGCTTGAGTCGCACGTGCAAGATCTGTGGGACTGGAAAAAGCGGATCGACTCCGAAGGCAATCTCACGTTGCAGACGATTCCTGAACCTCAACAGAACGCTCCCCAAGAGGCGCGAAAGGGAAAGGTGAAATCGAGATGAAGGGAGTGTTCCATGCCCGACGAAATACCCAACCGCCTGGAGGCCGCTCTTGCGCGGCTCGAGGAAGTCGTGAAGACACGCATCATGCAGCCGATGAGTCACTTGCGCCAGGTGATCAAGTGGCGGCGCGAACAGGGCGGATTCGATGAAGATCATATTGCCATCGAGATCGAGAAAATCGCCTTTCGCGATCTGGGCCAGGAATTGCGCCGTGGGTTATCGGTTGGCGATG